AACGAGGGGGATTATGTCCCCTTCGTTGTCAATAAAGCGTTGTCATTTCACCAAGATTGCATACTCCGTGCTAATGAAATGAATAGATTTCCATCCACCGACCGTCTCCTACAGTTCCATTATCTTCTAAATACCATACGGGGTTATAAAAGACCCTTCCAGAAATGGCAGAAGAAAGAAACTATTGAGGATTTGGAGGCTATTAAAGAATACTACAAGTATTCAAACGATAAGGCCAAAGAGGCTCTGATGGTTCTGTCTGATGACCAAATTAATGAAATAAGAAAAAGATTAGACAAGGGTGGATTGAAAAATGATAAACCTAAGCGAATTAGTAGAGGTAACTCTACCAGAACCCGATAATTTCCTCAAAGTCAAAGAGACGCTATCCCGTATCGGTATAGCATCAAAAAAAGACAAAACACTATATCAATCTTGTCACATACTCCACAAACAAGGTAAATATTACATACTACATTTTAAACAATTATTTTTGTTAGATGGTAAGAAATCAGATTTTTCTATTGACGATAAGGCCAGATTAAATACAATAGCCAATCTACTTGATGAATGGGGTCTGGTTAAATTGGCCGATGAAAAGAAAAGTGCCGATCCCGTAGCACCTCTAAGTCAAATTAAAGTTTTACCATATAAAGAAAAAAATGAATGGACCCTGGTGACTAAGTATAGTATTGGTAAAAAAACTTAATCCGAGGAGTTATAATATGAGAAATTTACCTATGTGGTTAGAAAGATTTATTGATAGATATACCGCTTGGTTTAGGAAAGATTCCAGGCTTGTTATTAGAAATGGTCAGGATATTATAGACAATAATCTATTTTATAGTATCCATATGGCCACACCAAATCCTCAAACCAAATCTTCATTTGTAATCGACAAAGATACAAATGTAACTAATTTCCCAGAACTTACCGGAAATAATGATGTTGATATTAGTCTGGATTGGATACAAGATATCGTCAATGGCATAACCAGTTGGGTTAGTATGGATGTTTATTCACGCTGCCAACAAGTTACTGATCGTGGTGATAATCTTGGTGATGCTATATTGGTATCTGTGTATAATCCTACTGTAGGTTGCCCATACTGTATTATTCAAACTAGCGGTGGGTTTTATTGGAGTCAATCTCTTGATGAAAATAAATCTATTGACGTGCTGATGGGAGACGGCCGCTGTTTCACTGTCACAAGAGACGGTGATAGCGATGTAAAAGAATGGAAAGTTGATATATAATGGAGTTATATAATGGAAACCTTGAAGTTTTATAAGACACATCCTGAAACATATTCACCTATCTTTGCTACAAAGCAGTCGGCCTGTTTTGATATTTGCTTTTCTTCTGCTGGTAAGTCTGAGTATAAAGGCTTTAGTGGCCAGAACGCACCAATCACTAGATATTTCCGGGACACAAGAGGGTTTGTCATCATGCCTGGTGATCGAATGATGGTGCCAACTGGGCTTATTTTGGATATTCCAGAAGGTTATTCCGTGCGTGTCCATGCCCGCTCTGGTCTGTCCCTCAAGCAAGGCCTTGTATTAGTCAATGCTGAAGGTATTATTGATTCTGATTATGTAGAAGAACTATTTGTTCTAATGACAAACATTTCAGATAATCCAATCAGCATTAATAATGGTGATCGTATAGCACAGGGTGAATTGGTTAAGGCTGAACAGTATGTTCTGGAAGAAACAAGTGATAAGCCAGCAACCAAGACTGATCGTAATGGTGGAATGGGCTCAACAGGAGTTTAATATGCTCAAGCGCATAGAAAAAGATTATATCAAGGTGACCAATACACCAGCCGTTGTTGAGGTTGAAGGTGGTGTGACTATTCATATTGACCAGTATAATAATGTGACGATTGATGGCTATAACAACCTCAATCTAAACTCAAAAGGTGATGTAAATATTACTGGTGATAATGTCAGTATTGAAGCCAGAACTCATCTTCTACACAAAGCGCCTAGGATTGATTTGAATCCTGATCCTGATGAAGTTAGATTTATAGAGTTTATGAAAAACAAAAAGAAGTAACAATGCCAGCAGCACCGCCTCCTTCACCATCAACAACTTTATATCTTGATCCTTCACCATTGCCAACCGTTCAACTTCTTAGCAATGTTAGTGATTCGGTCACTATTATGAGTCAAACTGATGACGGTACAGGCAACTTAACAAACACAGTAGCAAATGTCACAGGCGTTTCAGTCACATCAAGTTTACCTGACGGTAATTTAATTATTACATCATCAAGCAACAATCCTGTTATAGGATTTAGTGGCCAATATGTTCTAGGTTTTAATGATTATGTCAACTTCAGATATGTCACCAACACCAATCCTCTAACATTAGGTGATTATGATTCTAGGTTTGGATTTGGTAATGTGCCTCCAAATCAATATCTATATGAGGTAAATGAAGATGTTGCGACGAGTAAAACAATAACATATACTGTGTTGGTAAATGGAAACACTACTCTAACTGTTAATAGAACGATAACCAGGCCTCATGGCATAGCCGCCATTTTCATTACAAACTATTTAGGATTATAACATGCCAGCAGCAACGAGAATTGGTGACCATGATGAAGTTGACTGTGAAGATATTTTTAGGGCTAAAGGTTCTCCAGATGTTGCCGTAAATAAACGGGCCTGGAGCCGACAAACAGACCCAAATACCTCTCATAATGCTATGGTAGCCCAATGTAAAGTCTGTCATGTTGGAAGAATATTAAAAGGTAGCACAACCGTTTTTGTAAATAGTCTTGGAGCAGGAAGACTTGGCGACCTTTTAGACAATAGCTGTACCATGGTAGTTCAAGGTTCAGATAATGTTAACTGTGGTGGTTGACAAATCAATCTAAAAGTGATATAAATATGGTCGGTTGATGCCGAAAGGATCAATCAATTACATCAACACTCGCTTAACAAGGAGTTACACATGACACTAACTAACCTACCTTTCTTCGATCCAAATACTTTTCCTAACTTCGCCAAGTCTACTGTTGGATTTGACTCAATCTTCAAGCGTCTGAACGAGCTTGCTGATGGTCTTCCCAAGATTCCAACTTATCCTCCTTACAATATCCGTAAGGTTGAGGATAACAAGTATGTTATCGAAATGGCCGTCGCCGGTTTCGGTAAGCAAGACTTGGAACTTGAACTACAGGAAGGTGTCCTTACAATCAAGGGTTCAACATCAACCGATACCGATGGTGAAGAGTTTGTCTTCAAGGGTATCGCTGATCGGGCCTTTACCCGTAAGTTCACTCTTGCTGACACCGTTGAGGTCAAGAATGCCGACCTAATCAATGGTATGCTCAAGATTTGGCTTGAACGCTTCATTCCTGAAGAGAAGAAGGCCAAGAAGATCGATATCAACGATAAAGAAACTTCTAAGAAGCAATTCCTTAGAGATTGATACCAGAAGAAAGGTGGCGGCTAATACCGCCACCTCCCATTTTCAACCTATAAGGAGAAGCAACATGAAGTTTTTCAAGGCACTAATCGATATTTTCATTTCCTGGAAGTCCTATAATCGTTCTATGAGAGAACTAAACAAGATGACCGATATTGAACTCAGAGACATGGGACTATCTCGTGGTGATATTCATAGAGTGGCTGCTACCAGATCATTTTAAAAGTTTGCTATATAGTGGTGTAGTTTTATATAATGGAGATACATTATGTTTAAGTTGAATATTATTGATGAATCAAAGCCTGCATCACACCTAAATCTTGACTATCTTTCAAAATTCGGTAATGGCAAAGTCTTTATTGAAACCGGCACTTATAAGGGCGACACCGTTAAGTTGGCCTTAAGTGCCGGTTTCGAGTTTATCCATTCGATTGAACTTGACACCGAACTATATGATAAAGCCTTTGAAATGTTCAAGGATGAAGATCGTGTCAAGATTTGGTATGGTGATTCCATTGACTGCCTCAAAGAAATACTCAAGAGAATTGATGAGCCAGCCACATTCTGGCTTGATGCTCATGCCTCGGGTGATTTGAGAGGAGGCCGCTCTGGTGGTTCTCCCGTTGTTGATGAACTTAATATTATCAAGGCTCATAACACTAAGACCCACACAATCTTTATTGATGATAGGAGATTGTTTGGTTCAGCAGAATGGTCATATGTTAGTGAACAAGATGCCCTGAATATTATCAAGGAAATTAATCCTGATTATAACATAAACTTCCTTGAAGGTCATGTTCCTGGTGATGTTCTCTGCGCTACGGTGAAGTGATGCAATATAACTTTGTTGATGAATCAAGTAAACCCAAGACCGTCACAGTAATAACACCAACTATCGGTCAAGAATATCTACTCAAAGCCATTGATAGTGTTAATAAGCAGACATATGCATACACTAAGCACCTTGTCGTTATTGATGGCCCACAGTTTGTTGATAAAGTCAATCTGCTGAATATATCAGAATATTATATCAACCTACAAACGACCGTATCTCCAGAAAATACTGGCAAAACTGGGGGTGATTTCTATGGCCATCGAGTTTATGCTGGTTATCCACATCTAATCAATTCAGATTATGTTGCGTTCCTTGATGAGGATAACTGGTATGAGCCAAATCATATTGAATCTCTGGTAAAGACCCTTGAATCAAAAAACTATGATTGGATATATTCTCTACGCAACATTCATCAAAAGACGGGTGAGTTTGTAGAAAAAGACTGCTGTGAAAGCCTTGGTCGTTGGCCCATTTTCTGGTCCCTCGATAAAGAACAAAAAGAATATCTTGTAGATACATCATCATATCTATTCAAGCGAGAGTTCCTTATCCAGGTTTGCCAGCATTGGCACTCTGGTTGGGGTGGTGATCGCAGGTTCTATCATATCATATCAAAACTGATGAAGCATGATAATTATGGCACAAGTGGCCAGCATACCATGTGCTATAGACTTGATGATAATATTGAAAAGAAGTATGGTAATATAAACTTCTTCAAAGACGGTAATGCCACCGTCCTTAAACATTATGGAGAATACCCTTGGCAAAAGACATTATCATAGGTGGAGCATCCAACTATTCATGGGAACATCTTAAATACTGGGTCAATTCTATAGCAAAGTCTGGATTTACAGGTGATGTTATTCTTATTGCCACAAATATCACAAAAGAAACCATAGACAAACTTTCAGAAAGAGGAGTTAAAGTATCTCTATATGGCAAAAGACAGGAAGACGGCAGTTTCAAGGCTGATAGCAAAGGCGCTCCTCATGTTGAGCGTTTCTTTTATATTTGGAATACTCTTAATCAATTAAATAAGAATGAATATCGTTATGTAATCACCACAGATACCCGTGATGTGGTATTTGGTAAGAATCCATCCGACTGGCTCAGGGCTAATCTAAAGCATAAGATGTTAGTCTGTTCATCTGAAGGCCTTAAATATGAAGATGAGCCATGGGGTAATCAGAATCTATTAGAAACCTTTGGTCCATTCTTTCACAATATACTCAAGGGCAATATTATATATAATGTAGGCACGATTGCCGGTGAATTTGATTATGTGAAAGACTTATTGCTGATGATATTCCAGATGAGCATCAATAGACCTATTCCTATCGTAGATCAGGCCGTCTTCAACTTCCTCATTCAGCAGGAGCCATATAAGGATGTCATTCATAAAGCAACAAATAAAGATCGCTGGGCTGTTCAACTAGGAACATCTTTGGCGGCCGTCAAGTCTGGGCACGGTGATATTGGCAAAATCTGCCAGCAGAATCCTACAGAACTAATCTCATATCAGATGAAATACACAGATGATCAGCCCGATGTTGATAATTTGGACTTTACAATCATACATCAATATGATAGAGTAAATGGCCTCAAAGATAAAATAGAAAAATTATATGGAGATATGTAATGTTTGGTGATCCAGATTTTTTTGATATAGAAACACTCAAGCAAATGCAAATGTGGCCTTCTGATAAAATGGTATCTAAAGAAATGACTCCTTATATCAAAAGGATGAAAAAGGCAGAAGTTCAAATTCTTGAGGTTGGTATTAAAAAAGGTGAAAACGCCGTTGATTTATGTGATAGGTGTGATTGTGTCAAGTCTTATTATGGTGTAGAACCAAACGCAGAATATGATGCTGTCCTCAAGAAAAATACAGCCACCTTGGGTGATAAGTTCAAGATGGTTTCAGCAGCAGACCTGACAAAAGATAGCATTGACCTTTTGATTTTTGATTCTGATTGTAATTTTGAGAATCTATTTGAAAAATATTATGGATTTTTAAGACCAAATGGAATTGTATGTGGAAATGAACACAGTAGTATGAAGGTCAAGGCCGCTCTTACAACTACCCGAAGAAAGAATAGAATCGGAACCCCAATCAATATTGCCACCAACACAGTCTGGTTTTGGTATAAGAGATGACAAAACCTATACTCAAACTAGGATTTGTCGATTATTTTGAAAGGCTCGATGAATTTTTTATTGATATTCTCTCACAGAGATATGAAATAATCCGTGATGATAACAATCCAGATTATCTTATCTTCTGTGATGAGACTTTTGGTCAGAGAAACAAAGAATTTGACAATCGACCTGATGTAATAAAGATATTCTATACAGGCGAAAATCGTCGGGCATGGAACTATTCTTGCAACTATGCCATAACATTTGATCATTATGATACCCACAACCATTATAGACTGCCTCTTTATATTATTGACTATTGGATGATGACCGACCGAATTGGTATGCCCAGAATAGAGGACGTAAAAAGAAGCCCAGATGATCTAAAGGATAAAACTGGTTTTTGTGGGTTCATATCAGGTAACGGCGGAAGCCAGGCAAGGAACAATATGTTCCATAGCCTGTCATCATATAAAAAGGTGGATTCTTATGGGCCTTTATTCAATAATGTTGGTTATATTCTACCAAGAGGGCTAGAAGCGGCCAAAAACAAAAACGATATTCTGGTAAAGTATAAGTTCAATCTTTGCTTTGAGAATAGTTCTTGGCCTGGTTATTGCACAGAAAAACTATTCCATGCTTTCTATATGAAAACTATTCCAATCTATTGGGGATCAACAACATCAAATCTGGATTTCAATCCTAAGGCCTATATCAACTGGCATGATTATCAGGATGATAGGGCTTTCTTTGAGAAGATTATAGAGTTGGA